TTGATTGAAGTTTCAATCACACCTGAATATTTAAAAGAGGTGTGGGAGAAACAACAAGGTCAATGTGTTTACACAAAGCTGCCGCTGCTTGCAACAGCCAACCAGTTTAATACCGTAAGCCTTGACAGGATCGACAGTAGTAAAGGATATGTTGAAGGCAATGTCCAACTCATATGCTCTGCTGTCAATAAGATGAAGCAAGACTATACAGAAGATCTGTTTGTTTTGCTGAGTTGTTTAGTGACACAAAACAATAAACTGTCAGATACACCTGATGTTTTATTAGCCCGTTATTTTCCGTTGGGCACTTCGGAAGAATGACGCACCTAGTGAAGCCAGCCTCTGTAGTTGTGTTAGTGTATTTAATTATATGCCAATATTTCTAGGAGAATCATAATGGCCTTCCCTTCAGTAGCCGGATACGGCAACCTGCCTAATGGCAATTTCAGCGCTGTAATCTACAGCAAAAAAGTACAACTCGCCTTCCGTAAATCTTCGGTGGTCGAGGATATCACCAACAACGACTACTTCGGTGAAATCGCTCAGATGGGTGATTCTGTAAAAATCATCAAGGAACCTGAGGTGAGCGTTCAGCCTTATAAGCGTGGTACTCAAATCACCGCTCAAGATCTGGACGACGAGGACTTCACACTGGTCGTCGATCAGGCAAACTTTTTTGCCTTTAAAATTGATGACGTAGAAGCTGCTCACTCGCACGTGAACTTCATGCAAATGGCTACTGACCGCGCTGCTTATCGCTTGCGTGACCAGTACGACCAAGACGTGCTGGGCTACTTGTCCGGTTACACACAGTCTGCTCTGCATGCTGCTGCCGACACTGCCCGTACCACCATCCCCGGTACTAAAGCTGTTGCCACCGCTGGTGCTGACGAACTGTTGGCCTCCATGAAGCTGAGCCGCCCAAGCTTCGGCAACCTGACTACCGCTGGTAGCGTTGGTGACTCCATTCCTTTGGCTCCTCGTTTGCCCGGTGCAACTGCACTGCCCACTACCACTGTTTCGCCTTTGATGGTGATTGCACGTATGGGTCGTCTGTTGGATCAGCAGTTCGTTGACACCCAAGGTCGTTGGTTGGTCGTCGACCCAGTGTTCATCGAAATGTTGAAGGACGAAGACAGCCGTCTGTTGAACTCCGACTTCGGTGGTTCCGGTCTGCAAAACGGTTTGGTCATCAACAACCTGCACGGTTTCCGTATCTATGTGTCTAACAACACTCCTAAGATCGGTACTGGTCCCGGTACTGCTGGTGCTTCTGCTCAATCCACCAACTTCGGTGTGATCGTTGCTGGTCAAGACGCTGCTGTGGCAACTGCTCAGCAGATCAACAAGACCGAGACTTACCGTGATCCCGACAGCTTCGCTGACATCGTGCGCGGTATGCACCTGTATGGTCGTAAGATCTTGCGTCCCGAGGCTATTGTTACTGCAAAGTACAACGTGGCCTGATGAAACAGGGGAGGCTCAAAAGGCTTCCCCGTTTCTACATCATTCAATAAAGGAAATTTAAAATGTCTATTGTTCAATCTGTGCGCAGCGCTCCCGTGCTGTTGGAGAAAGTTGTTTCTCTGGCTGCTACTTCCGGTACTGCTGTTGGTATTTCTGTGCCTGCTGGTGTGGTGGTTCTTGCCGCTGGCTTCCAAAACTTTACTGCTGTTCCTGATATTACTACTTACACTCTGGACGTTACTGACGGCACCACTGTGTTTGCTAATGATCTGAACTTCGATAACACCGCTGCTAACACCAACAAGGGTGGTGTCGTTCCCGGCTTTATCGCTGCTGCTGACACTATCGACGTTGTCACTACCATCTCTGGTTCGCCCGGTATCATCACTGGTCGTGTGTGGGCTGTGGTGGTTGACTGCTCTAAGAACGCCGAAGCTGCTACTGAAGTTGACCGCGACCAACTGGCCTAATCTTTTAGGCTGACCTAAGAGGGAGGGTCTTTAACGAGGCTCTCCCTTTTGTTTTTTAAATATACAGGAACCATCATGGCATACGACTACATCAGTCTTGTTAATGAAGTGAATCGTCGCCTTAACGAAGTTGAACTTACCTCTGGTAATTTTTCAACAGCCAAGGGTTTTTATTCTCAAATCAAAGATAGTGTCAACTCCTCCATTCGTGACATTAACCAGACACACTATGAATGGCCCTTCAATCATCAACTTGCTGAATTGTCTTTGATAGCAGGTACTACCCGTTATGCTTTCCCTACTGATGCTGGGTCGATTGACTTCGATACCTTTCGCATCAAGGAGAGCACCACATTCGGTAACGAAACAGTGAAGCTTGGTGTTGTCGACTATGACGACTATTTAGAAAACGCTGTTGACCAAGAGTATGGCGACAATACTTCCAAACGTGAAGTTCCTTCCGCTGTGTTTCAAGCACCAAGTTTGCAATGGGGTGTAACACCACCACCTGACCAAGCCTATGAGCTTGTCTACGAATACTATAAAGTTCCTGTAGATCTTGCGAGTGCTACAGATGTTCCTTCCATTCCAGAGCGATTCCGTCATGTCATCATTGACGGTGCTATGTATCATGCTTATATGTTCCGTAGTAACGAGCAAGCTGCTAACATTGCTAAGGGTAAGTTTGAAGAAGGTTTGAAGCGTATGCGCACCATCTTGATCAATCGTTTTGTTTACATGCGCTCTACTGCCATCATCCAATCTGGTAGTGGTAGCTCTGCTTTTGGTGATCGGGTGCGCTAATGGCTGATGGACTTCAGACCTATCCGTTTGAGTTCCGTGGTGGACTCATTTCCAACTTGTCTCCGTTGCAACACGGTACACAGGCACCCGGTAGCGCTCGTCTGCTGAAGAACTTTGAGCCATCGACTGATGGTGGCTATAAGCGCATTGAAGGCTACGACAAGTATTCAAGCTCGTTTGTTCCTGCCTATGGTGAACCAAAGGTACAGGGGTCTGGACAGACTGGTACAACGCTGGTGCTTGCTAACATTTATACTGCCCCTGTTGCAGGCTCTACATTCACCATTGCTGGTGTCACTGGTACATACACTATAGCTACAGCAGGTGTGTCGTTTAACGATACATACAAGCAAGCAACACTGACGTTGACAACATCGCTGGCATCTAGCCCAGCCGATAAAGCTGCTGTCACCTTCACGAGTCACACAGGCACTATCAAAGGTATTGTTGCTTGGAACGAGACAGTGTTGTCCTATCGTAACTCTGACATCTATTCAACCACAGGCTCTGCACACACCAAAGTATCTAAGCCTTCATACGGCACAGTGTTGGTCAATGGTGGTTCTCAGACAGGTTCTACATTGAACGTTGATGGTTTGACAGGTACACCACAGGTTGGTGACACCTTCTCCATCGCTGGTGTTGAGAAGGTGTATACATTGATTGCACCCGCCACAGTTACATCTGGTGCTGCTGCGTTGTCCATATATCCTTCGTTG